ATCCTATTCCGGGATTTATAATCTTAACATCCGACAATTCACCATTGGAAACAATGGCTCTTAGTTTTGCTCCAGTCCCCTTTCCACTTGGATCTCTAATTTCCAAATTTGGTACAGAGAAATATTCAAATCCACCAAACTGAAGATTGACATCAGTAATTGATCCATTAATGATTATTGGTTCTACTTGTGCTTCTTTACCATTTTTTATAGTAAATTGTGGCAATCTTTCTTCATTTATAATAGAAGATCCATACCCAGTTCCAGTTTCATAAAGAGATAAATCTACTATTTCTCCTTTAACTACGGGAGTTAAATTTATACTATTCGATTGTGTTGTTCCAATTCCGGTTGACGTATATTCTAAAGTAACAGTTATATCTGGATATTTGAATACTTGATATCCATTTCCAGTATCTGAAAATTTAATAAACTTCTCTTGATTTAAATTTTCTGTTATAGTTCCACCTATACCAGCATCACATAACCTAAAAGAATCATCGTCAATTTTTAAAGCATAATACAAATTGGTCGTGGATATTCCTATAATAGGCAGTGTTCCACCAAAATCTCCAGTTACAGTTCCAGAAGAAGTGGCACCATAATAAAAATATTTTGTTAAATCAGTAGTGAAAGTACCATTAAGTCCTGGCTCACTACCAGTTCCACCCTCCACTCTCCACTTGAAGTCCATCTCATCACCACCACCACCTTCTTCATGAACAATTCTGATTGGATAGATGACTCCAGCAGTTAAGGCAATATCACCAGTCACAGTAACAGCACCGTGACCAGTTCCCATTCCATTATCAACTACGGCATTTGCTTTTGTCCTAGTTGCACCCTCAAGAGCAAGATCACCTATCCAAACACCACTTCCATCATCAGATCTAGTACTAAATCGATAAGTACCTGATACTGGTGGTATGAAATATCCTATTCCAATCCAACCATAATTATTTCCTATGCTAGGACCAAAATCAATATAGGGCCATACCTTTACACCAAATCTATAAGAGGCATCCGGCATTCCAGCAGATCCCGTCACATTACTACTATCATTATCAGTAGTAAGAGGTATTGTTCCTATATTACCTGTTGATATAACAGATCTCCAAGAAGTTCCGTTAAAGAATTTTCCTGCAATTCCACCTACTTTTATTTGTTGAGATGAATCTTGAGCTCCAGCATACTCTACAAGTTCACCACTCTTAAATCCATGATTTTTGAAATTAACTAAATTATTTGTCGTAGATATTCCTGACGATTTTACATAAAGTTCTCTATTAGTTAAGGATCCTCCATCAACAACTTTAATTTCAGAAACAGTTTTTCTGAAATTTCCTGTGGTAAACTTATGAGTTCCACTAAGACTAGTCGTTGCAAATGAAATTGGATTATTAACCAGATAATTATCATATGAATCAAACAATCTGATAGTGGTATTATTATCTACCGCAATGAAATATGAAGATTGATTAGTCAATGAAGACAATCCAATTCCTATACTTACATTTGGATTGTCATTATTATTATAAAATACTTCATCACCATCAGATAAATTATGATTTTTTAGGAAAGTTAACTGTGAAGTTGTTGTACTTATTCCTCCACCATTACTTGTAGATCTAGCATCAAAAAGAATTTCTCTTTTTCTTGTTGTTACAATAGGCTCAAATTTTCCTCCAGATACATTACCACCAGATACATTTACTGATAAAACTTCATCAATGTCAAATTCTTGTTGATCTACAAATATTTCAGTTATTGTCCCACTCAAAATTGGGTTTACTAAAGCAGTACTACCCAATCCAGAAGATATTTCTATTTGTGGAGGATTTATGACATCATATCCACTTCCACTGTTTAGGACTGATACACTATCAATAGGTCCATAGTAAATTATATCAGTTGTTTTATAATTTAAAATTTCAACACCATTTATCAACATTCCAGTCGATCCTGGCAAAGTATCTTCATTGGTTCCATTTTCAATATTTTGATACAATGGAAACTTCTTTAAAATATTTTGAGAATTTAATAATCTATTATTTTGAGAATCTATTGTAAATATGTGAGATGACAATTCTGTCAATGGATTGGATATCTTCAAAACATTAGAAGATTTGCCAACAGAAGAAGATGCTGAATATAATTTTATATTTTTGCGATTTGCCAAAACTTCAACATAATAAAATCCAACTTCCAATCCTCCTAAGGTTTCATTTTGAGTTGGTTGATAATAAATTCTGTCTCCAGTAACAAAATCTACATCTTTGTCAAAAGAAATAGTAGTAAATCCATCAACATCAAAATCTGTAAGTTGTCCTGCAGGTGAATTGGGATCAAGATTTAAAATCGATTCATTTAGAGAAATTTTAATGTTGTGAGTGAAATCTGTATACGCAACTCCAGCAGAGGGAAGAGAATTTGATGCAACATATGCAAAATCACCATCACTATACAAATTCTGAATATCAGAAATTATGGTATCATTACCATACTTAAATTCTGTATATTCACTGTTGGATTTATTGATTCTTCTTCTTAAGGAATATAATGTGTTTGCTCCTGGAATAAAAGAAAAATTTTCAAGGATAACAGTTTTTGATCCGAAAGATATTGATTGTTTTACATAAGGAATATCATCCGTTGTTGGATATACAACACTATTAGTTGATCTATCAATTATTTCAACTTGATCTCCTTTTTTTAGTTGTGATCTATCTACCGATTTTTTCAGAGTTATAGTAGATCCTGAGAAAGAATCAATTTCTATTGAAGAACTTGAATTATAAATCCATGAGTTTGCAAATATTTGCTTGTAAGTTTTTTCTTCACCAGGACCAAAATTTTCTATTTTATCTCCAATATTTCTTACAGTTAAAATTTGACCTTCAGATGCAAAAACAGAACTTGATTTTTGTTTAAAATCTGAAATAATACCAGTCAATCTCAACTGAACTAGTTTATCTGTTTCTCCATTCTCATATCCAAAATAAATTTTTTCCTGAGAAAAGATATTATCAGTTTTATTAATCGTTTCGGATATTCCATTACAACCTAAAAATTGATTAATATTTTTCTCAGTATATGTGATTACATTATTTCCAGATTGAATAGTTCCACTTTCACTGAATCCAATTGTAGAGTCTACTGTAATTACAGTAGATCCAGGAGTCACCTCATCAAAACTTTTTGTATTAGGTGTAATTTCAAATGTTCCTTGAATTGCACTTGACTCAGAATATCCAACAAATAGTGCTAACTTATAATATTCTACTCCTTTTCTTGTAAAGATATCTACCTCTGATATTGAGGCATTCGTATCCGCATCATCACTCTTAAATATTGTTTGACCAATAAGATTTAAAGGATTTCCAGTTATTGCCTCTGCAATAACAATCTCACGTCTAATAAATTCTGCAGAAGATGGTTTTAAAAGTCTTTCTTCTAAGTTGATGACTTTCGGATCTTCTCCAAATAAAATTCTGAACAAAATTTCGAAAGAATTTTCTGTTCCCTTTGACTCATAGAAATTTTTAGCCTGTTTTATAAAATTCCCTGCATCTAGATCAGATACAAATTGCCTTTCTTCAAATCCTGGAGCAAAAGTATATTTTAGTTTTCTATAAAACTCTTTGAGAAATAATGAACTTAAGTTTTCAACACTGACACCTCCACTATGAGAACTAGCAGTTGAAGAGGAGAATACTAACTCTTCTTCATCTAATTCTGCATGATAACTAGTAATCCCCGAGAATCCACGAACACATCCAGTAAAAGATAAATCATCTTTTCCAGTGTATGTAATAATCTCATCATCAATTTTCAATAAACCATATTTTTCTGGAAATCCACTGGTGCTGGAAACATATATTACTGAAGAATCGGATTCAATATCAAATGACAATTCGGTAGATCCGACAATTACATCTGGAGTTAAATTATCTAATTTTAAATATTGATCTAAATTTTCAACAATATTTGTCGGAGCACCTTGAAATTCTTGAGAAATATAATATTGCTTAAGAAAATCAAGAGTCTTTGGACTCTCTGCCATGATAAAATCTGGCAGTTGATTAATTAAAATATCTTGTACTTTTACTCTAGATTCAAATCCAGTATGTATCATATTACTCTCTGATTAAACTTCCGTTTGAATAACTTGATGTGTAGTAATCCCTATTAAATACTGTTCCAGATATTTCATCACCAGAAGAAATCACATCTTTTAACATATTTATTTTAGTTTTGGAAGTGTCTAATTGAAGATAAAGGTCTCTTAAACCCACAACATCATTAGACTCTGGAAACGCTTGTATTTCTATAACATTATTGGGTCTTAATGTCGATACAATATTTAAGGTATTTAAAGTAATTTCTCCCTTAACATAGTCAACAGAACCTGCATTTTCCGAGATAATTCTTATAGAACCCTCAGTGTCCTTTACATTCGTTACTAATGACAATATTCCAGTTTTTCGATCTGAATTTGGAATATCTGTCAAATATACTGTACTGGATTCTCCAGAAATTTTAAATGCCGTTGATTTAATATTGAATCCCTCAGAATTTACATGAAACTGATTTCCGAAGCATAATTCATATTGGGCAGGTTGATTTATAAGTGCAACTAAATTTCTTCTAATTGTAACTCTAGTAATGTTGGAAGTAATAGCAGTATCTACATTATCAATTAATCTCAACATTTTACTATATTTAAATCTTCCTCCAAATTTATTCACATCTACACTATTAGAATATGTACTAATAGAATTTGAAACTTTCGATTTCAATGAATCTGCTGTCGAAACTTTAGAGTCATCATAATAGACAAACGAATTTAATTCTACATATAGAACTTTCAGATCAACTATTTTCTGATTAATTCCGGAAACAGAATATTGTTTTAATTGTGAAAGTATTCTTGTTTTATTAAAATCTGAGACAAAATCTCCGTTTTTAGGTTTGATTGAAATTTGAACAGTTCCAAATTGTGGTGGATCTAATTCTTCTCCACCCACAACAGAAACTGACTCGGTATCTGGATATATTCTCCTTACAATAGATTCATAATCTCTACCAGTTACTGCTCTATTTTGACTAGAATATATTTTTGGTGCATAGTATTTGATCGATTCTATCGATTCAATTTCAGAACCATTCTTTGCCGAAGAAACAGTTTCTACTGTGACAGGAACCGCAGTTGTGATTGGGTTTGGGTTTATTCCTCCATCATCGAGGATGACTCCAGAAAATGAAAATACTTCTGGACCATTACCATCTACACCATCAGTAACTAAGTATTCTACTGTTATGACCTGATCATTTTCTAATTTCTTTCCAATAATTCCATCGCCAAATAGTAGTTCATATTTTTCATCCTGAACTTCTTGCAATAAGAATATTAAAGAAGAGGAGTCT